TTTCGAAGAATGCACTTGGATCATCAATGACATGACAAAAAATGTCAGTGCCAGTTGCATTAGCAGGCCAATAATTAGAAAATATGACATTTCCGTTAGGATCTACATATTCACAACCATTAAATACGCCCAAGCATAAAGCATTGTCTCCTGCTGCAACACGAACAACTGTTCCACTTGTAGCAACCGTTACTAGGTCGCCTTGAAAAATGTTAGTGTTGTACCCAGAAGCAATACGGTAGCGGTTCTGTCGTTGAGAACTTGTGCTACTTTTTACTGGACGAAGGCCGAAAGGGGCGTCTTGATTCGCCATTTTACCTATCCTTCAGATTTATTACGTGAGCCAAAGCTCACAGATGATTTACGTTGCGGAGCCGATTTAGGCATCGCAGGGTTGTTTTCTCTCATCCAGTCACGATCAACGGCTTCCATTTGATTAGTGGTAACGCCTTGATAGTGCTGTTGCCTTTGGTCTTTTACTTCATTGGGAATGCGCGCAAGAACAAGACCGCCGACACCGATAATGCCTGCGTTGCGCCCTTCATCAACAACTGGACCTATATAATCAGGGAAATCTTCGGATCTAACCAATTCATACCCTTCTTGCCGCCGCTTGTGGACGTTAGTTTTATCATCAAATTCCATCACGGATTCACGAATCCAACGATGTGAGTAGCCCAAGGGGGCTTCCGGGGCTTCTAAAGCTGAACCGGGACGCCATACTTTGCGCTCTTCGCGCTCCCGCGTTGTTGTTTCGCGTGACGATCTATCAGCCATGTTAAGCTCTCCGTTTTTCTTCAAGTTTGGCAACTTCAGCGGCATATTTTTCCAGAGGTATGTTTAACCTCTGTGCTAAAGCAACTTGACCTGCATTTAATTCTACGTTCTTCTTCCGCCCTGACTTTAAGGAGCGAGTACCACTCCCGGCAGGAGTGACGGACTGGACGTTTTTCCGCTCACCCTGAAACTTGTTAGGCATTTCATGCCGCATGCGCCTGTCTATCTCAGCGTAATAATCGTCGCTAGTAGGATCAAATCCTTCTTCTGCGACTAAGGTTTCGTGAATAGCCTTAGCAGCACTGGTCATAACTTTATCGCCAGCAGGACCAAACCAAGCATTTTTTCCCATCCAAGACTCAAGCTTTGGATCTCTTTGTGGGGCTTGCTGGCGTTGTGCTGGCTGTTGCTGTTGTCGCTGCTGCTGCTGCTGCTGCTGCATAGCTTGCTGATCTTGAGCAGAACGCTGCTTTTGAAGCCTTAAACGTTCTTTTTCTATGGCTATTTGACCAAGTGCAGTCTGGGCATCAGCAGATTTATCGTAATCTCCTGCCTCCATAGCCTCAGTATATGCTCTTTTAGCTTGCGCTTCTTGAGTAGTTATTCTGCCCTCATACTCAGACATATAGCCTTTATCTAAGGTAGCTAATCGCTGTTTGTATTGGTCATTCTGTGTTTGAACTTGCTGAATATACTGAACCGCAGCCGCTGCCTCTTCCTCTGCTTGGCGTCTAGCAGCGGTTAATTTTGCAATTCTTTTATTAACGTCTTTGCCATACTTGTCTAATTCTTCATCATCCTGAACATTTGTTCGGGTTGCATCAGAATCAGAATCAGCACTTACAACTTCCGCATCTTCTATTTCAACAGAAGTTACTTCCTGATCTTGTTCTTGCTCTTGAATTTGGTCTTGGTCTTCAGACTGCATAAGATTTATTCCTCTTAACTGGACTATACATACGAAATATCTTTGGGGTCAAGTATCGTTGCGATAATATTATCGTCATTTATAATACGAACCTCAAGACCTTCCACTTTAAACCTATTTCCAGCATACCTTCCTATAAGAACCCAGTTTTTCTCAGAACACCACGCGCCAGTTGGGAATTTCTGGGAGTCTTGGTATGCGTCTGGGCCAAGCTTAACGACATAAGCAGCTACGGTAGCAAAGGCTTCTCTGTCCCTAACTGCATCAGGAACATACAAGCCACCTTTGGTTTTTTCGCTAGGATAGTAGGGTATTATTAACATCCTGTAGCCTGTTGGCTGCGGTAGTCTTTCTAATACAGAACCGTCCAATTCAGATGGATCGTTCTCATTTTTATCCTCTTTTGGCTTGCCAAAAGCTGTCTTCATGGGCTTGGGTATGTCTTCCATGCCCTGTGGTTTTTTGTATTTTCTTGCAACGTTATCAGGAACGTATAGTTTTTTAGTCATCTGCCATCTCTATGTTTTTCATTGCTGCCCTGATCTCTTCCTCCATAAAGGTAAGACCCTTGATTTGACCTACTACATACCTGTATTCTTCAAAATTTGCGACATTACCTGTTCCAAGAGTGACCTCTAAATCACCTCTTTTTTGACGTAAGTGCTTGTATAGGTAATCTGCTAAATTCAAAGCGTCCATGTATGCCTCCCTATAGTAGTTTATACTACAGAATGCAAAACACAAGTATATATCCCAGAAATTTAGAAAACACCTTGAAATCTCTGGGGTCTTGAAGCTGAACTAAACTTACTTACTCGGCCTGCCGCGCTTCTTTGCCGGGGCTTTTTTAGATTCTTTTTTGGGGGTTGTTTTTTTCTTGGGCTTTTCAACCCACGCTTCGTTCTCTGGTGTGCTTGGGTCATCTGATATAAAATGTCCACTTCCATCACGGGCGCGCACGAGTTCTGTCTCTACAGAATGCGCAGCCGCACGTTTCTTTTCTCTTTCGACCTGAATCATCTTTTCGCGTACACTACTAACCATTATCCTAGTCCTTTCGACCTTGCGTTTAGGGCCGCTATGTCACGTTGCGTCTGTACACGATCTTCTGCAACCCTTGTTTTATCAGCCAAAGCCTCTTCTTGGAGCCTTAATCTTTGCTGATCTATTTGAGAGTCCATCATTTCTTTCTCACGATCAAAATCTTGGCGTTGCTCAAATTCCATTGATTTGCGCTGCAAATCTGCGGATTTTATCTGCAACTCCTGCTGCCTAATTGCAACCAATGGATCTTCACCTTCACTCACAGGCTCTACTGTCTGAGCATATTGCTCTGTCATCTCAGCAATAATAACCGCAGCTTGACGATCAATAGCAACCTTCAGCATTTGCATAGCCTCTGGATTCTGCTGAACCTCTGGGCCAGCTTGCTCCATAACTTGCTGTTGCGCTTGCTGTTCAGCCAACATGCCAATGTGTTCCTGTATATGACCTTGCAAAATAGCTAGTGTAGCAGCATTCATCTGCACAACAGGCGTACTCATAATTGCCAAATGCGTTTCTATGTGCGCTTGGTGATCCTGATCAGGAAATGCTTGCGGAGGAGCGCCAGTAAGGGCCATTTGATTTTCTTTTGCAGCATTTACAGGCTGTGGAGCAGGTGGAGCAGGCAAAATAGCATCAATATTGTTAATGCCTAAAGCTTCGTACATCTTGCGATACGCTTGATATAAGCCCTGCGGACCACCGTGTATTTGAGGATTTGACTGCACTAGCTGCAACTGAGTTTGTGCCAAAGCAATCCTCTGAGCCATAGAGAAAATGTTAGGATCACTGGATGGCAGGACATCAACCCTACCGTCAAAGTCCTGCGCAAAGACTTCAGGCCCAAACTCTGTAGATGGCATGTATGGATATGCCTGAATACTCTGAGAAAAGACATTTGCTAAAAGCTTGAACTCAAGCTTCTGTGAGTAGTGCATACGCTTATGAATCGCGGACATAACCTTAGTTCCGCGCTCCATAATAGCCATTGTAGTGCCTACGGGAGTTTCACCGCCCATCTCACCTATCTTCATGTCAGCCATAGCTGCAAAGCGGCGTCCTGCGTCCACAAGAGTGCCTAGAAGGTTGTATAGCGTACCAGAAGGCTCTTTAAACGGTAACGGCATTAGGGAGCTTCGTATGTCAGTCCCTGCTACATCAATGTCCCTAAACTCGCCCGGTTGTATCGCACTGTCTTCATCACGAATACGCGCTCCACGAGCCTTAAAGCCTGCGGGTAAGTTGGACAGTGTACCAGCGTCAATAAGCTGCCTTAAAATAGACGTAGAGGCTTGCACTAAACCACCAATCATGTGCGTTAAGCCTAAGCCATAGAACCCAAGGCCCGGAAGAAACTTGTAGTGTACAAAATAGTCTTTACGGCGTTTCATCTGGTCTACTTCATCATAATTACGACGAATAGACAGAATTGACCCTGTATCCTCCAATATAGTGACAATATAAGGCAATTTTAGCCCTGTAGCCTCACCCATTTGATCAACGTCCTCAAACCCTTCAAGGTCTAAATCAGCGTGTATTTCATACAAGGTAAGCTCTGTTGACGTATTACTAGGGTGAATACCCTGTATATCGTTGATAGATTCTTGTATTTCAGAGTTTTCGTCCTCCGAACTACCAGAAGAGGGCAGGTCGATGTCCTGATAGAAGCCAGCCAATTGAAGCTTCTTAACTTCATTGGAATCCATCTTAATAACGTGCGTAATTCTGGGAGATGACGCTAGGTCAGTTACGCCATAAGGCACAACTAGATCTTCAGCGTGTACAAACTGGCTAACAGCACGACCTTTGAGTGGATCAAAGTAAACTTTCTTGAATGTAGACCCAATTACAGGGAGATAAAACAACATCTGATCCATCTCAGGATCATATTCCTCCATCTCGTAAGTAATCATGTAGTTCATGTAGTCTTTAACACGTTCAGCCTGCTTAACCAGAACTTCGCTCTGCGCGCCCACAACATCTGTGCGAACAGGTCCACTTGCAGGCAGCATCTCACGGTAAGCTTGCGCTTGAAATTGAGTAACACTCTCTGCAAGCAAAGGATGAATAACGCCAGAGGAACCCTCAAAAGGCTCAACTCTTTCTTCATACTTCATCCCAAGATACTCTAAGCCACGCTTATAAGTGTCTTCCCAATCCTGCCTAGAAGAAAAATCATCTTCAATACTGCCTACCAAGTCAGAAGAAATAACTCCAATAAAGGCTTCATCAACGTATTCCGCTAAGTTCGCATCAAATGGAATATCCTGCGGAACAGTCTCTTCTTCATACTCCCCAACAATTGCTGAACCATCATCAAACTCAAAAACATTTTCAGCTTGCAGGCCATCCGTCATCATAGGAGCTTCTTGCATCATAGGATCTTGAGTCAATTGGGGCATTTGTCCCAATCCACCTGATCCAACGTCTGTTTCGATAGCCATACTGTTTCCTTTTTAGGTGTTGGAGCAGGAACTGCTCTACTGTCATGGAGCAGACACACTCAAGGAGCAGACTGCACTATTCGGTTGGGAGGACACCATAGTGCATCTTCCCGCCCCAACTTCTTTAACGTCAACAACATCCAAGCTGCGCGTGTCAACCAACTGATTAACTCCAGACTGCAATCTTGTAATGTTAAT